TTAGAAAGTTAAAACTTTTTGAAGGTTTTAAGCATTTTCGGAAACCGTTCAATAAGCCTAGCAATCTGCCAAGCTTTGAGTCCTTTAAGTGATCTCATCTTATAAATACGATCAAGACTTAAAAGAATAACAATAACTGAAAGCACATCATAAGAAGCATAAATATACTTCTTACTTATCTTGTAATACCTCCAGAACTCTTTCGGCATTTACTTTCTCCAGTAATTCAGCGAGAGCTTTCTGGCCTAAATTTAAATGAATATCGTCGAATATTTCTTCTTCTGGTCTAAATTGAAATGTTTCACGACATTGAACTCTGACATACTCTTCAAGCTCTTCAGTAGTCATACTATCAACTAGACGATTGCTGTAAGCTTCTAGAAGATCATCAATTTGAGCACTAGATAGTTTGTACATAGTTAATGTCCATCAAAGGATTCTAAAGTTATATCGTAGCTATTTAAATACGATTCGACTTCTTCTTGATCACCATCATAGTAATCAAATATATCTTCTAAAATAGCGTCATAATCTGGCACATGACCACGATGTTTATAGACATGAGAAATATATTGTTGTTTCATTTGCTCTAAAGCAAATTCGACAAGATTTCTATGACTCATTCTATTAATACATTCCACACACCAGTCATGCCAAAGCTTCTCAACCTTGTCAGGAGTTGTAATATTCATTTTTTTGAAAGATTAGTTTCTAGGTTTCCAAGTATAGCTATGTATATTCTTAGTACATGCTTTACAAGTTACTCCAGTATGTGAAAAATAGTGAACTTGATGGAGTGTAAAACAAGAAGGGCATTTGATTATGCGTCCATTCTTATCAATTTCACTTAAATCTTGAACTGAAGTAGAATTAATCATACTTAATACTCAGAAGCTTCGTATACATTCCAGTCTAAATTCAGACCTTCCAAGTAAACTTTAAATTCTTCTTCATTTTCTGGATCAATATCATCTTTATGTGGTATTTCAACAGAAACCCAACATAAACCTGGACCAAGCTCTTCAGGATGAGCTTCTTCAGGAGGATTATAAACAGCAGGAAGTGTTACTACTGCATCTTCAACGATAGCTTTCACTTCATAAGTAATCGTATCGTTATCAAGTAGTACACCTTCAACAGAATCGATTGAAAGAATTGACATTTGTTTAAAAGCTTGTTGATTTTAAAATAAAGCTATAACTCATAATCTAAGTAGATATACGTGACACTCCGTTTAGCTGGTACTAATTCGTTACAAAGTGCTGCTTTAACTACACCAGGAGCTGTTGATCATTTTGCACATTCTTTAAGACGTGCAGGAGAACTTCTTTATCCAGCTGGTAAAAAATTTTTAGAAAAAATTATAGATACTGAGCATGGACCGATTGTTTTTACAATGGGTGACATGGGAGGTGTTAAAGAATATGTAGATGCAATTAGAACTACATCTAATATGCATGATTTAGTAACTCATAATCCTCAAGTTTTAAATTCACTTCAACAGTTAGGGCATAGTCTTAAAGGAATAGGTAATATTTCTTTTGGATGGCATGAATCAACTGGGTATGATCCTTTGAAAGGACCAGGAAACATAGGATATACAGGAACTAAAAATATTAGAAAAGCTATTTCAAATGCTTTCCATAACGAGATAATTCCAGATCTTCTACATGCAAATCCTGGTTCTAATATTTGGATTAGTAATGAACCAACTTCTGCTAGTAGAGCACGTACCTATTCTTCTGATAAATTACCAGGAGGACGTGCAATGGGACCATTAGATCCTACAGGTACACAAAATGCTTTAATTTTACCTTCAGGTAGAATTGCTCCTTTTGAATTAATAGGCAGAGGTATTCCTCATAATTTAGAAATGAAAGGGCAAAAATATTAAAACCATTTCTTATCTATTTTTTTAGGAGTATCAGAAGTTGTTGGCTTTTTTAAAACTGAACGATTTTTATACATTTTTCGATCAAAATGTAAATCAATACGTTTCTTTCCCCAATACAAAGCAACTATCCATATAGTGAATAGAAAACCTTCTGCATAGGACATTGAATGCCAGGCTTGAGTTGCTGCTTCCATAATTAAGAGACCTTTTCAACTTTTACATAAAGTTTCTCTGGTTTTTCAACAGGGAAAAACTGAGTAAACACAGGGCATAACCATATTTTCATATTAGCCCATTCTTGCCAAGCAAAAGGTTTATAATTACAACCACCATCTTCATCCTCAATATATTGAAGAGTTAAATCTGAAGGTGTGGGTAATAATTCATTACTGAAAGTTACTTCAATTTTATTAACTGAAGAATCTTGACCGTATTTATATTTTAATAAACGATTGATTAATTCAGTTGCTTCTGGCATTAAAGGTTCGTCTTTGACTGATTCATTATCATTAAATTCGTAATCAAAGCACCAAAGATCACCTCCTCCATTAAAGGCGTGATGTTTAGGTGTACAAATAATAGAAAACATTGTAGAAGTTTGCATAATTTAATTCTCAGGTTCTGAGAGAAGAATCCAAAGCCAAGTAAAAGCTAAGACTAACGTTAACAATTCAAATACAGGTGTTTCTAACCTGCCATTGTGCATTAAATATTCCATTATTTAGCTTCAATTAGTTTTGAATACTTTTCATATAATTCACCCATCTTTTTCTCTGTCTTACTAGACTTCCACATCTGGCGTAAAATTAATTTAAAGTCATCCATTGGGATAACTATAGATAATGAGCCATTTGTATAAGGTTCAGTCATGTGTTTAATACCCAGACTAATCTGATAGCCATACCAATAAATAAGATGTAATAAGTCCACATAATCCATATACCTACTTTGTTATGGAGTGAACCACGTTGATAAGGATGTGGACCAGGAGGAGAACTATTCCATCCTTTTACCATATAGTCATCAGGTGTTATTCGTTTTTTCATGGTGCAGTTCTTAATGGAGCTGTAGATCTTTTAGGTAAATTATGCATAAACTTAATAAATTCTGTATTCAAAGTATGCTGTTTATCAAGATCAATCGCTTCACGAATGGCTTGTTCTTTTGAAAAAACATGAACTATTTTAAGAGGAAACCTGTCGGTTTCATTGTAAACACAGACCATACGTGGTTCTTTATCTTTCATATCTATATATGAGTCATAAAGTTCCTGCCATTTGTTCTGAGTAGTTAACATTTGTTCAATAAATAATTTTAGGCACTAAAAAGCGCGATGAGAAGAGCACCGCGCATATTTTAAGATCAAAACTCGCTGATTCTTCCTATCAGAGGATCTTCTCGTAGCAGTTCTACATGTTCGTAACCAATCCAATCTTCTGGATTAGTTTCGTGCATAGCTGCTTGCTGTTCTTCATAAAGATCAGCATAAATAAATTGAAGATCTTGTTCATGATCTTTAAAGTAAGAGCTACACACAGTTGATGTCATTTTACTAAGTCCTTAGCCATTTTATAAGCAGTATTCTTTATCTCAGTTTCGTAAGAAGTAACAGGAGTTTTAACTTCATGTTCTTTTTCTAATTGAGACAGAATGTCTGTATAAAAAGGAGTACCAGGACCATAGCGTTCAACTGTATATTCTGGGAACGCTTTTAAAAGACGTTCTTTATTTTCTGAACTTGCATAAGCAAGTGCTTGAGATAATGCTTGAACGAAGGAGCCACCAAAGGTAGCCATGCCTTCTCGCATTCGTAACATCTCTTCAGAATTCATTGGTGTGATAGCAAAGGGTAAGGCCTAGGACTTACATAGTTACAGAACCTGGTTTAGTTCTTATTCTGTAATTCATCTGTAACTTGGTATGGAGGTTCAAATTAAAAGCGTATTCTACATAACTTAATTGAAGGTTTCCGCTACCCGTGCCCATAAGACAAAGCCAAGTTTTTATAACAGCGCTGGACCTAATGCCTAGAATTAAGGGTGGTGGACTTACATTATTCATTAAACGTTCGTCAAACGTTCGTCACCTCTACAATAGAGCTAATAAGCGTTAGCTCCACTGCGCAACATCGACTGAATAAATGCCACTGAATATCAAACGTGGT